TAAAGATTTAGAGCAGCATGAATTTAGTGACTTTCTTGACAGTCTAATAATTTACTTTGCTCAACTTGGATTTCCTGTTCAAGACCCTCGTGGTCGCTAAAGTGCTTGTGTTCTACTGCACAATATAATGGACAGGTGTAGTTTCCCATTGCATTGTCATCAAGATAGTGTCCTGCCCACATAAAGAATACGAAAATGAACCCAAATAATACGTCCCCATTACCAAACCTCCCTTATTTTTAGTTTTATATTGTAAGTATTGTGTGCTACTTGGTCATATTGTAGCGAATCCATATCGAATCGGCAGATTGCAAATTGGTCAGGATTAGCATTATTATTATCAGGTTGAAAGATAAAAGGCAAATGCCCACCCATAGTTTTATTCCACACAACTGAAAAGAAATCTGTACCTGTTAATATGTTTGAAGAAAATTCATATGTATCATCACTTGTAATTTCTGTGCCATGTGTGTTAGTAGAAGGAGCGTTATCTCCATATCCTGTTTCAGACCCTACAGTAGCTGCGTAACTTGTGCTTGCGTTTACAGGGAAAACATCTGTATCAGATAAGTAAGAAAAAGATAAATCCCAACTTCTTCTCCCTGACCTGTAGTTTGGGTTATCACCTAATTGCCAACAACCCATATCACCCCAATCAGCAGGTTTACTATACAAGGCATTAGACAAGGTAGCACCACCTTTAGTTTGTTGTGTTTTTATGCCATCATAGTCATAAGATAGTTTAAGGGATAAATCAGGAGAGTGTGGCATATCATAATATGTTCCATATAATAAAGAGCCTATCTTAAGAGGATTGTTATTATATGTTCCCCCTGTTCCTTGATAATCAAACCTGAATGACATCCTATTGCAGTTTTCTGCTTCCTGTGCATCGTTACCTGTAAGTATGGAAAATCCATCAAGTGCTATTGTGCCTGAAGTAGTGCCTGAAGTATTATTTATTAGTTCACTTGAAGATACTGTATAATAAACATCGTTAGAATCTATGATAGAAGTCTTGTAAGATGAATTGGCTGAACCAAAATTATGTCCTAATACCATAGAAAAGTTTTTGTCATTAGGCATTATCTTGTTAAAGTCTAATGCAGATTCAAATCTTAATAAATCATTATCGCCATCACCATCAGGAAAGGTTAATTGATTAGTAGGATTTATGCCAACTAAATCCATAAAATCTCCATCTGTCAAAAATTGACTTGTGTAAGAATCTTGTGATAACTGCCCCTGTGACTTTAGCCATTGCAGTATATCTACATAAAATCTACTTGTGCCTGCGTTCTGATAAGCCATTAATATCCTCCTCCACCACCTGAACTACTACCTGAACTTGTATAAGTTGTAGTTGTAGAAGTTGTGGCTTGTGTAATTTGTGAAACTTGTTGTCTTGTTATTGGTCTTCTATCTTTAGGAGGATATATTTCAACTGAATCTTCATTGTGTACTCCACCTGTCATAGTAACACCATCTGCATGGATATGTATTAACTCATTAGCAGGTACAGGTGTGCCATCACCATATACATATTGACCTTCAAATTGTGTTTTAATGTTATTATTTACAACAACACTATGCTTGTTAAATCTTTGTTTAGAGCCTACTAAATAAGTGCCATCTCTTGTACCCCATAGTGAACCATCATCTTCCCATTTTTCTCTGTCTAATTCCCAATAATCAACACCCTGTAGTGTGATTCGTTCTCTTTGTAAAATATTGCCTTTTACTACCTTGCAGCTTAGTATTCTAAATTCACCCTCATAGTTAAATAATTCAGAAGGCATGTCTGTACCATCAAGCATAACCCCTATAACTTTGTTTTTATTTGCAGATAGAAAAAGATTGTCAGGGCTACTTGTAATCCTGATTGTACCTTTATATTTTAATTCAAATCCTTTGGCATTGCTATCAAATAAAACTTCACCATTACCATAAGTTATCATTATCCATCCTCCAAAATTTTATTTACAATTCCCACTATATCTATTATATCTATAGACCCATCCCCATTAAAATCTGCTTCAGTAGTTCCATATTCAGTTAATTGTTGATTGCCAAAAATAAAATTTACGATAGCAACAATGTCTAATATATTTACATGCCCATCGCTATTAGCATCACCTGTTGGCTCTATAACTTCTTCTTCAACAGTTTCTTCTTGTATTGCAGATGCAAATGAACTATCAGGAAAATAGAATAACCCTGTTTCATCTCCTTCAATAAAATTGCCTTGTTCATTTAATACTCCATCATACCAATCTGAAGAAACAATAGTAAATGCTGTCTTTAAATAGTGCAACTGCATACATTCAATTTCGATTGAATCAAGATTTTTCTTTGTAGAGGTAACCATAAATAAAGGAAAGGCTCTCTGTTCATATCCTGCAGCTTCATCTATTGTTCCTATGTCTTGTATTAATCTATAATCAATGCCATAAGCCTTTATCCCATTAAGCAAACTCCTAAATTTAACTAAATCACCAACTTCTAATTTATTGTAAGATAATGGTAATTTAAGGTTAAATATAAGATGGTCATTTCTGTATTGCTCTGATAAAAATTTATTTAAGCGATTGGCTGTATCATCTTTCCTAATATAATCAGATTCAAATTCTAAGTAGGCATCCTTACTATTTTCTATCCCATAATATTCATCTGTCCAAATAGGGTTCCCCACATCATCAAACTCGCCTGTATTTATCCCTGTGTATTCTGATTCAGTTCTTTTGAGATACGAATCTTGTGCATAGTCTTTTTCATATTGTACATCTACCTTTTTATAAATCTGCTCAGGTTTAGTTTTGCTAAATGAGTAATTGATTACATCTTGCTCTTTAATTTCAGTTGCAGTTTCATAATCACCTGTTCCATAATTATTTGATACTGTATATGTATCTTTAATTATATTAAATCCAAATGTGCCATCATTTTTAAACTTAGGGAAACACTTTGTTGATTTAGCAATATCTTCTATGAGTTTTTTAGAATCTGTTTTTTTATTTATAGTAAACCCAAACTCCCAATCCTCGTGTTCTTTTCTTGCTTCTGCATAATCATCTTCATTAATTTGGTCAGCAGTTAAGCCAAGTTCACTCCTTAATATATCATAAATAATATCAATAGGGTTTTCAATAAAATTGTTTTCAGGAGGTTCAGGGTGGTCATTAAATGTGTTTACTCTGCCTTTTACATTTACAAAATAGTCTTTATCTGTTATACCATCAAGAAAAAATGTTTGAACTACAAAAGCATCATTTATAGTAGTATCTACATTAAAGACCACATCATCATCATCATCAAAGGTTGTTGTTGTTCCTGTGTAATTATAAACAGGGAAAAGATGCTTTGGAATCCCAATTTTTATATTATCATAAGATGTTAGAGTGGTAAACCCATCTAATAAAATTTCACTTATAGAATCACTACCATTTATATTATCTAAAGAATTAGCACTTGTAAAAGAAGTAGATGCAGATTGACCACCAAATTGAGTGTAATCAGTAGGTACACCACCTACCCAAACTCCCCATTTTGTAAATAAAATGCTACCATTTTGATTAAAATGTCCACTTGATGTATTTACATCCTGTCCACTTGGTGTAGTTTCTTCACTTCTAAAGCTAAAATGCTCAACATCTACAAGAACCCTTGTAATAGGAGGTTCAATATCCCCATCTTCATTTTTTGCCATAGAATTTGGTATTGAAATTGGCTCAAGAATACATTTAAAATGACCTGCATTCCAATCCATTGTAGCAGAATCATTTGTCCCTATGGAAGCACCTATTTGCCAAGTAGCTGTATCTGTTGTTCCTGTAATCCTACCAATTCCTGCTGATGTTGCCTGTAATTCTCCTTGAATAAGACCTCCCTGAACTTCAACGCCTGTTTCTTCCCAAGAAACTTTATTAAATCTTCTTATTTGGTGTACTCTTAATCTTCCCTTAGAAAAATCATTTGAAGATGTTTCAGATTCATCTTCACTATAACTAACATCATCTGTATCTAATACAATACTTGTGCCTTCATATCTAAAGTTCTCTACTCCTTCAAAAGTGCCTAATTCAGCATTTGTCTTATGAAGATTCAAATACGCATCAGCTTCTTTAATAAAAAGCCCTGATTTCATAAATGGTGCGTT